AACCGGGCCAGCAAGCGGATTGGTCTGCCCCAGCGTCCCGCCAGGCACGAGTGCCTGATAGCGAGGCTGAGTGATGTCGTAATAATCTTTCGTGAGCCCGGCTTGCGCCAGAACACTCATCAGGCTTGTGGGCGAGTACTGGCCCTTGAACTGCGCCAGACCCGGATACCGCTCATCCAAGCTGTCAATCGCAGCATCCCACGCCGCAGCGCGTTGCCCCTCGGGAAGCTGCAGCAAGCCAAGCGCCGACTGCCCTGCAGCTTTTACGCCCTCATCGACCATCTTAATGTGGTCGCCGTTGAGTTGTCGCGCCAGATCGGGATCCAGCCCCCAAAGCTCGTTGATCGCGGCTGCGTTGCCTTGCGCGGCCTGAGGCGCGACTTCTGCTGCACGCTGCTGAGTAGCGGCCTTGCGAACTCCCTGCGCGGCCGACATCAGCGACGTGCCGGTTTGCGGGTCGATCTGCAGCACCGGAACGATTGTCTCAGGCCGCGACAAATCGACACTGCCAAGCGCGGCATCCAGCCGCTTCTGCTGGCCAAGCGCACGCCCCGCCTGATAACCGCCGAGCGCAGCCTTGGCGAAATCGGGCGACTGAAGGATGCCGAAATCAGCCATCAGAAGAACCCGCCTTCATGGTCCGGCTGACCAAACGTTGGCGTGGGCTTGGCCTGATTGTAGCTGGACCCCAGCGCACCCTGCGAGAAGCCATAGGCTCCGACGACACTACCAAGAGCGCCGTTGATGCTGTTCGCGTTCGAAAGTGCGGCATTGGCTTGCACGCTGGCAGCAGCATTGTTGTTGCCGCTAACCGCGTTCGCGTAGTTAGTGCCGACACCCGCCTGAGCCGATGCAGCCGACAGACCCAGCGCCTGCTGTCCCTGTAGTGCGCCAAGATAGCTGCCGAACTCGTTGCTGGCGAAGTTCTGATTGAACTTCGCCGCAGCCTTTGCCGCCGCGCCGCTATCACGAAGCGAACTGACACCGAGTGCTGCGTTGACGCCCGCCTGCCCTTCCTCAAGTCGCGAGGCATAGCCCGTACTGGCCTTGAACGTGTCGAATGCTTTGGCTGCTGCGGCGCTATCGCCCAACCCTAGCAAGCCGTTTACGGTTGACGTAACCAGATTGCCTTGGTTGACGAACGGCGCGAGTGTGGCCTTGTTTTCGTTATAAACGCCCTGCTGCAGCGCGTTGTTCGTGGCGGCCGTCTGCTTGGCGGTTTTCGCCGCCTTGTTGCTGGCAGCGATCGACGCACCCGCGCCAACTACCGCAGCCCCGGCGATAGCGATTGCTACCGGCATCAGCGCGCCTCCATGACGAAGATTTCGACTTTAATTGGATCATGCCCGGGTAATGCGTGCGTGAAGCCGACGCCCTCGGACTTGAACCCGAGCCATCGGTTGAACAACCGGCACGGCTTGTTCTCAATGGGCGTCTCCGCCCACACCATGCGCGCGCAGTAATCAGCGAACACTGACGCCAGCATCTCACGCGATGCACGAAGCGCCCACGGCCCCCGTCCCTCAGGCAGGAAGAAGTCGTGCGCAGCGTAGACACCCGGAGCCGTGCGATGAAATAGCGCACCGCCATGCTCGCCAAGGAAGAAGATGTTGCGCGCGTCGGAAATGAGAACCGATACGTCGATCTCGCCCATGCCGAGCGAAAGCGTCGGGTGCACCGCGGGGTGGTTGCAGACAGCGTTCACCGCGCCCGCATCAAACGTGCGGAACACAAGATTACCAGCAATGTCCGGTGCTGTCGCCACATCGAGCCCTATTTGCGGTGCCCGCTGTGGGCTCGATCTGTTGTCGTGCTTACGCTATGCCGCCAGCATACGCAAGAGGAAAGCACATGAAACGGGTCATTGCTGTCGCATTATTGTTATCTTCGTGCGCGCCCTCGATTGTTTCTTCCAACTCGGTTGGCGGGACAATTGGCATGAACGGGATGGTGAGCGGTCAATCAAAAGCCATGGAAATGGCCAACACTGAGTGCGCCAAGCACGGCAAGGTGGCTCAGTCGCAAGGCGTGAACGAGATACGCAACACGCTGCGGTATGAGTGCGTCAAGCCTTAGGGCTCGACGTAACCCGGCCGCGTAGGGCCTCGTCCGCCAGGTTGGGTGCCCGTTGCTGGGATGGTGACAGCACCCACGACGTGAGTATCGCCAGTCTGCACAGGCGCGGTAGTACTTACGAGATACGTCACCGCCCCACCGGCACGCGTCAGGTCGTTATAGGACACATAGTCGGTGTCGCCTGTTGCTGTGGCTGGCACGGTCGCGCCGTTGACCATCACGCTTGTGCTATCCGCATAATAACGGGTGTGCGGCGCGATCGTGATCTCAGTGGGCGAAGCGGTAAGGGCGCTTGACGGGCTGATGTAGCTGCCCTGCAATGCTGCCTCCCGCTTCTGCGCGTCGGCTTGCGCCTGAGCATCATCAGCGCGTTGCTGAGCCGCTTCAGCGTCAGCGGTCGCTTGATCTGCCTGAGCCTGCGCGGCATCGGCTTTCTGGTCCGCACTTTCTGCCGCCTGCTGCGCGATGCCAGCCGCTTCTAGCGCATCCTCGATCCGATTAACCGACTGCTCGATCTGCGAGGCGAACTGCTGCCAGTATTGCGTGAACGCGGCTGTCGGGACGCCGTTATCGTCCACGATACGGATGTTTTGCGAAAGGCGCGGAAGCCTAAGCACGCGATCGGCCCCCGCGCCCTTCATTCAGGCGCAGGTTTGAGATCCGGGAAGCCCGCGGGTCGGTCACACGAAACTGCACCAGCATGTTGGCGCGGTCGACCAGCCCGACCCTGTTGAAGCCGATGCGCTGCCGATACTGACCTTGCACGCCAAGCGACTTCTGCCGCCATTCGGTGAAGGTGCGCCCGCCATCGCGCGAGGTTCGCATCTCCATAACGCCCGGGTCACCGTTGATCGGCGCTTCTCCGCACGAGCAATCTAGCGCCAGCATGTCGATGAACCCGGGCTCGTTGATGATCGCCGTAAACACGCGTTCCAGCGGCTCACCATCGTCGGCATACTGGTCATCGGTGAGCGTCCATAGCTGTCCGGTGCGATCGTCACCTGCAACGATGTCACGACCTACCTGAACACCTATCTTAGCGCGCCAACGGGGCAATCCGTAACTACCAGCCTCCGGCCACTGCTGCGTTGCTACGTCGTATACTAGCGTTTCGTTCTCAAGCTGCAGCACGTAGAACAGATGGCCGTTCCAGCTATACGACCAAGCGGAGATCTGCCCTTGATCGGATGCTGCGATGCGCTCCTCGACGCCATGATCGGAGATGCGCTGCGGCGTTTGCTCACCACGATAGACGATGCCGTCATGGCCAACCCAGAACACGGTGTTGTCCATGCGCACGATTGAGTCACGTGTCAGCGCGCCCTTGTCGAACACCCTGCCCTGCACGCGCTGGACCGGCGCATCGTTGTCGCCGGTGATGAAGAATATTTCGACGTGACGCTGACAGAACACCCATAGCTGATCCACCACCACTGCCAGCCCGACGATGTAGTCGGTAGATTGCTCGGCGGAGAGGTAGTCAAGCCCGTCCCATACGGCGGTGTTGGAGGCGAAGTAGAAGCGGCGGGTGTTGGCGCGAGCGGCGAAAGCGTAGCCGCCAAGGAACGCCACCGACGTGACTGCGGTGTTGTCGGGAAAGGCGATTGACGCCAGCACGTTCGTGTACCGGTAAAACCCGCCGCCCGACGCCACCAGCAAGGCGTTGTTGTCAACCGCCATCTGCGATTGCCCTACCGATGCCACCGGCCCCACGTCTTGCTGATTGGCGAACAACCGACCGCCCGTTACCGTGAACAGCGCGTTGTCGAACGCTCCGGGCTGGTAAAACAGCCCTGCGATCGGTGACGTGCCGAGCTTATACCGCTTCTTTAGCGCAGGACGCGGGAACAGCACCACCTGCCCCGGCATTTTTGGCACACTCTCCGCATACATATTCAGCAGGCGCAGCCCGGGAAGGTCTGCCCTGCGATAGCTAGCTACAGAGGTTGGGAATAGCATATTAAACTGCAGCTCGATATTCTTTAAGCAGCGCCTGCATTT